TTTTTTTTTTTTTATTAGAGTTTCTGGAGCTGTTGAAGTTCCGGGCCTACGTCGGCGGTTTCGGTTCCGGCAAGACGTGGGTCGGCTCGACGGGAATTTGCGAGGGCTTCTGGAAGCACCCCAAGATCAACCAGGGCTATTTCGCGCCCAGCTACCCGCAGATTCGGGACATTTTCTATCCGACGATGGAAGAGGTCGCCCCGACCATGGGGCTGCGGATTGAAATCAACCAGGGGAACAAAGAGGTCCATTTCTACGAAGGCAGGAAGTACCGCGGGACGGTCATTTGCCGCTCGATGGACAAGCCGGAAAGCATCGTCGGCTTCAAGATCGGCAACGCGCTGATCGACGAGCTGGACGTGATGAAGCCCGAGAAGGCGACGCTGGCCTGGCGGAAGATCATCGCCCGGATGCGCTACAAGCGCGACGGACTGCGCAACGGCATCGACGTGGCCACCACGCCCGAGGGCTTCCGCTTCGTCTATGAGCAGTTCTACAAGGCGCCCCTGGAGAAGCCGGAGCTGCAGACGCTGTACGGCCTGATCCAGGCGAGCACCTACGAAAACGCCCGGTTCCTGCCGGACGACTACATCGCGTCACTTCGGGCCAGCTACCCGCCCCAGCTGATCGACGCCTACCTGAACGGGCAGTTCGTCAATCTGACGAGCGGGGCGGTCTATCCGGATTTCTCCCGGAAGCTGAACCACACCGACGCGGAAATCGAGCCGAACGAGCCGCTCCACGTCGGCATGGACTTCAACGTCTACAACTGCACGGCCATGATCGGCGTGATCCGGGACAACCGGCCGCTGATCCTGGACGAGCTGACCGGCGTGCGCGACACGCCAACCATCGCCGCGATGCTGAAGGAGCGGTACAAGGACAAGGGGCACCACGTCACCGTCTATCCCGACGCCAGCGGCAAGGGCCACAAGACGGTCAATGCCGCGCTGTCCGACCTCCAGATCATCAAGGACCACGGCCTGACGGTCGCCGCCCGGGATGCCAACCCGGCGGTCAAGGACCGGATCGCCGCCGTCAATGCCCAGATCCAGAACGGGGCCGGCGTGCGGTCGCTGCTCATCAACACCCGCAAGTGCCCGGTCCTGACCGAGGCGCTGGAGCAGCAGATTTACGACAAGAACGGCGAGCCGGACAAAGACAGCGGCAAGGACCACCCGCCCGACGCTGTCGGCTACTTCATCCACTTCCGGTGGCCGATCGTGAAGCCGACCCTGGCGCAGCGGATTCAGCTGCCGTTCATGGCGCGATAACGCGGGAACGCCCAGCGGAGAGGTGGCGAGTAACGGCCGCAGGCAGCGACGAGGGAGAGGCTACGTGTTCCGGGGGCTTTGGCCCTTCTTGACGTGGGCGCGGGCGCTGCCAATCACGAGGACCAGCATGTTCAAGACCATCAAAGACAAGATCCAGCGCGACAAGGACTTCCCCCAGCGGCAGTTCGACATCGACGTGCTGACCCGCGTGCTGCGCGGCAAGCTCTACGAGCACCTCCAGTACGACTTCAACCAGGAGAAGAAGGACGGCATCGGCGAGTACATCCCCCTGCGGGAGCGCCGCCCGTCGGTGCGCTACGGCCTGTGCCGGATCGTGGTCGACGACTCGGTTTCCCTGCTCTTCTCCGAGGGCCACTTCCCGTCCGTGGAGTGCAACGACGAGCAGACCCGCGACGCCCTGGCCGAACTGGTCAAGGAGACGAAGCTCAACCAGGTCATGATCGACGCCGCCACCACCGGCAGCGTCGGCAGCGTGGCCGTGTTCATGCGCGTGCTGTCGAATCGGGTCTTCTTCGAGGTGCTGAACACGCAGTACCTGACGCCGACCTGGAAGAAGGACGCGCCCGACACCCTGGAGAAGGTGGCCGAGCAGTACAAGGTCAAGGGTTCGGTCCTGAAGGACATGGGCTATCCGATCGAGAAGGACGACGAGACCGTCGACTTCTGGTTCCGCCGCGAGTGGGACGCGAAGGCCGAGACCTGGTTCCTGCCGTGGAAGGTCCGCAACACCGATGGCAGCGAGAACGCCGACGCGCCGCAGCCGGACCCGAAGAACACCACCACCCACAGCCTCGGCTTCGTTCCGGCGGTATGGGTCAAGAACCTGCCGGGCGGCGACACAATCGATGGTGAATGCACGTTCCCGACCGAGGCGATCGACACCCAGATCGAAATCGACTACCAGCTGTCGCAGGCTGGCCGCGGCCTGAAGTACAGCAGCGACCCAACGCTGATGGTCAAGGAGCCGGTGGTCGATAACAACGGGAAGATGATCAAGGGGGGCGGCAACGCCCTGCTGGTCGGCTCCGATGGCGACGCCAAGCTGCTGGAAATCGACGGTACCGCCGCGCAGGCAGTGATCGAGTATGTCCGCGCACTGCGCGAAATGGCGCTTGAGACTGCCCACGGCAACCGCTCGAACGCGGACAAGCTGTCGGCCGCACAGTCCGGCCGGGCCATGGAGCTGATGAACCAGTCGCTTATCTGGCTGGCCGACAAGCTCCGGATCAGCTACGGCGAGGGCGCGCTGCTGGACCTGCTCCGCATGGTCGTGAAGGCCTCGGCGAAGTTCAAGCTGCAGAAGAAGGACGGCACCGAGATTGGCGAACTGAGCACCAAGGAGCCGCTGACCCTGCGCTGGCCGAACTGGTACGCCCCGACCTATGCCGACAAGCAGACCGAGGCGCTGACGCTCGACGTGCTCCGCGACAAGCAGCTGCTGTCGCAGGAAACCGCCGTCAAGACCATCGCCGGCAGCTACGACATTGCCGACCCGGCCGACGAGCTGCGCAAGATCAAGGCCGATCCGCCGCCTCCCGGCAGCGAGGAAGGCACCGCCAAACCGCGACAGCAGCCGCTGTCCAACTCTGAGGACTGACAGCTCCCGTTTCTGCTTCACCAACCAGCCCGCCGACGCGGGCTTTTTTCATTCCACTGGAGGATGACTGATGTCTGACCCGACCCGCCCCGACCAGGGCACCCCTGACCTGCACATGGGCAACATCGCCCAATTCGCCGCGCACCGTCTCAAGGTTCCCGGCGTGATCGTCCTTGTCTCGAACGAGGACGGCACCATCGGCATGAGCGCCGCTGGCGTCAATCACGAACGCGCCAACGAGATGTTCTCCGTGGGCATCTACATGAACCTCGACCAGCACTACCAGCTGATCCGCGAGGGCGTCGCCGGCTCCGAAGCCCGCGAGCACATCGAGGCCTTGGACAACTTCGAGCGTAAGGACGGCATCACGCAATTCCGCAAGAAGCCCGTCGTCATCGAAGCCTTCCAGATGACCGAAGAGCGCCGCAGCGACAACAGCGAGTGGCCGGAATGGCTGAACGTCGCGTGGAACAAGAACCACGACGAGCCGGGCGCAGTTTTCCCGAAAAACCACCCCGACTCTGACGGCACCGACGAGCTGTGCATCTACACGCTGGAAGGCGTGCATCTGGTGCAGTTTGGCGACTGGATCATCCGCGGGGTCAAGGGCGAGCTGTACCCCTGCAAGCACGAGATTTTCGCCGCCACCTATGACGAGGTGACCCAATGAACCGCGGTTTCCTCTCTCGCCTGATGGCCTTCCTGCTCCCGGTCGCCCTGATGCGTCTCGGCGTCGCTCCTGACGACGGCGGTGGTGGTGGCACTCCCCCAGCTGGCAGCACCCCGCCCGCTGGCAACAATCCGGACGACAACCGCGAGACCTTCTCCCGCGAGTACGTCAAGGAGCTCCGCGAGGAGAACAAGGGCTGGCGCCTCAAGGCACAGCAGGCCGAAAAGGAGCGCGACGAGCACAAAACCGCAGCCGAGAAGGCAGCGGCCGACGCCGACACGAAGGTCAAGGACGCCCACACCGCCGCCGAGCAGCGCGTGATCCGAGCCGAGCTCAAGGCCGAGGCGCTGAAGGCCGGCATGGTTGATCTGGACGGCCTCAAGCTGGCCGACCTGACCAAGGTCAAGATCAACGACGCCGGTGAGGTCGAAGGCGCCCCCGAGCTGATGGAGGAACTGAAGAAGTCCAAGCCCTACCTGTTCGGCAGCACCCAGAACAGCAGCACCCCGAACACGCCGCCCGGTTCCAAGCCGCCGGCCGCCAAGAAGGCGACCGAAATGACGGACGAGGAATACGCCAAGGCGCGTTCGCAGTTCAAGTAACACCACACCCAGCGCCGGGGCGATCCCCGGCGTTTCTCCATCCCTTCCTGCATCACCCCCGGTATGCCTGATGGCAGGGGTCTTCATTTTCTTAATTTCAAGGAGGCACCATGCCCATCCAAAATATGCCGGCGTCGCTTCAGAACGCCATCCAGCAAGGCTTCTTGGAACGCGAGTTCCAGACCGGCCTTCAATCCGCCATCGGCTACCGCGCTGTCGCTGACCGTGTCCCGGTCTCGATCAACGTCGGTGAAACCGTCACCAAGACCCGCGCCGGCCTCAAGGCTCCGGTGACCACGCCGCTGACCGCGTCGTCCAACACCAACCTCGACAACGGTCTGACCCCAACCGCGCAGACGATCGAGCAATACACGCTCGGCATCGACCAGTACGCGGACACCATCGACCTGAACATCGTCACCAGCCAGGTCGGCATCGCCAACCAGTTCCTGCTCAACGCTCGAACCAACGGCATCCAGGCCCGCCAGTCGCTCGACCGTATCGCCCGCAACAAGCTGTTCGAGGCCTACATGGGCGGCAACACCAAGGTCCGCACCACCCTCGGCGCTCCGGCCCTGACCATCAACGTCGATGACGTGCGCGGCTTTGAAACCGTCCTCGGCACTGGCGCGATGGACGGCAAGTACGTGGCCGTGTCGGCGACCTACACCGCTCCGGTCCTGATCGGCTCCAACGTCTATACGCTGGTCGGCACCACCCGCGACGGTTCCAACGTCTCCAGCTTGGCCGCTTTCGGTGGCGCTTCCGGCACCCTGACCTTCTCCGGCAACGTGACCGTCGCCGACGGCACCGCCGGCAACATCGTCAGCCACGCCAACTGCCCGGTTCTGCTCCGTCCGAACGGCAAGTGGAAGGGCGGCTCTGCTCTGGCAGCGACCACCACGACCGCCTCCCTGGCCAGCACCGACGTGCTGACCTTGGGCGTGATCGAGGACGCGATCGCCAACCTGCGCAACAACACCGGCATGCAGGATCAGATTTTCAATCTGTACCTGGACAACGTGTCGATGCGCCAGCTCTTCGCCGACCAGGACTTCAAGCTGATGTACCAGGGCCAGTACGGCAGCGGCGAAATCAAGAAGGGCAAGGTGTTCGAGCTCATGGGCGCGAACTTCATCCCGACCACCGAGGCCCTGACGCAGGTCCATCCGACCAACGCGGCGCTGACCGTTCGCCGCCCGATCCTGTGCGCCCCGGGCGCCCTGGTGGAAGGCGACTACGCCGGCATGACCGAGAAGGCCAAGGAACTCGCTGACACCAACAGCGAAATCCACCTGGTCGACGACGTGGTGCAAGTCACCCGCGGCCCGCTCGACCGCCTGCAACAGATCGTCGCGCAGTCCTGGTTCTGGATCGGTGGCTTCGTCGCCCCGACCGATGCCACGGCCAACAGCGCGATCATCCCGACCGCTGGCGCGCAGTACCTGAAGCGCGCCGTGGTGATCGAGCACGTCTAACCCACGGCAGGCCCGGCGCTGATGCGCTGGGCCTTCTCCGTCACCAAGGAGCCCGCAATGGCTAAAGCACCTGTCACCAAGGAGACCGAAGGCGCACCGCTGCCTTCCTCCATCACCTTGACCTGCCCGTTCGGTTATCTCGACGACAGCAACGTCCCGCATATGTGGGGCGCTGGCCAAGTCGTGACCGACCCGGCGGAAATCGCCGATCTGATCGCTCACGGAGCGGAACACATCGACGCGGAGTAAGCGATGGCCTTCACCGACGCAGAAAAAACCGACGTTCGCCGCTTCTGTGGCTACGGCGCGTTCGGCGGTGGCCAGCCGTTGCCCGCGTCGGGCTATCGCTTCTCGACGCAGTACGGCGTGCTGGAGTACAAGCTGAACACCCTCTCGACGGCCGAGGAAGCGGTGGTGCGTACCACGTA